CAGATTGTGTTTTATGAAGCAATCCACCACCTTGCATTCTTGTAGGTTTTCGTTTCCCTATTCCAGAAATAGCACTTCCAAGTTTATTGATTGCTCCAAGAATACCACCACCTTGCATACCAACAATGCCACCATCTTCATATCCAAAATGACGCGGTTTATTTGCATTTGGTCCAACATTAAAATTAAGAGGATCAAAACCCGTTTGATTGATCATTCTTTCACGAGCACCAACTTGAAGAACTGTTTCACCTGGTTGTAAAACAGCAGTTCCACCTCCCGCTAGTGCAAATGCCTGAGTGTCTTTTCCAAACCCACTTACAGATGTTCCGGTATTTCGACCAACTAATCCTGAAAAATATTTTTTAATCGAACCACCAGAGGCATACATACTTCCTGGCATCGATAATCCAATCGGATTCTTAGGTCCACCAGGAGCATTTAAACTTTGATCTGCAAAACTAGCACCAAGTTTTTCATACCAAGGTGCATCTTTACTTTGTAATGTTTTATCAATATCCTCCTGTGCCTTATTGACCTCAGGTTCCATTCTCTTAGATTCATTGATCTTTGCTATGCCACCAACAACACCAGCAAATACAATCGGGTGTCTCAATATAAATCCAGCTATTCGCGGTATGAAAAATCTCAACATTTTGAGAGTGCCGCGAATGAACCCTCCAAGCGGTGTTAAAAATAGTCCAGCAGCAACTGCTATGGAAGGCCACCAATCCTTCAAAAATCTAGTTACTACTTCAATCTTTCCCTTGTTCTGCTCAGTCCACTTTTGAATTTCATTAAACTTACCAACTAACCATCCAAGAAAAGTAAATCCAAGAAATCTAAAAATAGAGTCCAAAATTCCTCTAAAAGGTTGGATGATTTTATTTGCTAAGTTTCTAACAACCCGAAATGGTTTTTCTAAATCAGATTCTCTTTCTTGTGCTTTTCTTTTTTCGCTTGAAGTTCTTTCCTTTTCCCTTCGCTTTTTATCATCCTTGTTTTGACCAATGAGAGATTTTAAAACTTTATCTAAGGTTTTATTGATACTCTTTAAATTATCAGTAATACTTTTATCACTTCTAGTTTCGGTTTTTTCTGCTGGTTTTGCACGCTCTGGTTTTGCACGCTCTGGTTTTATAATAGTTCTTGAAACTTTTTGTGCTTTTACAATAGCACTTGATTTTTTTAATCCTACATTAGATGCAGTTATTTTTTTCTTCTTTACTTTAAATCTATCTTCTTTCTTTTTACTCTTAACTCTTTTAAACTCTGTTTGGAAAAGTATTGCTTCCTCTGTCGAAAAACGCGACTTACCCAGAGAAATAACCGACAGTGCTTCTTTTAAATGGCGAATATACTCTTCGTAAGAAAGTTCAAACTCATTTTCAAGACCAAGTAATCTTAATATTCTTTCATCTATTGTTTCACTCGTTACTTTCCCACCAGAAGGACCAGGAGCATATGACTTGCCATTTGCTCCCATTAAACTCTTTATACCATTAATGTTTTTAGGAGCCATTCTGCTGTTTTAATCGTTCTTCTTCTAAGTAGTTTTTAAGCATGGCAACATACACTTCTCTTTCCCAAGGAATCCAGTTTTCAATTTCAGTCAATGAATATTTATGGTACTGCATCAATGAAAAATTAATTTCAAAGTATGTTTTCAAATCCATGTACAACATACTTAAACGAAAAAATTTGCTAGACCCTCCAACTTAACAGTGCTCTCGACTCCGGTGTTTGGATTTGTTAAAGCAACTTCGTGAGAAAGTTTAGGCATTGTTTCAAAAAACTTTTCAACAGATTTAAACTGTTGTGTGTTCATTTGCTCTAAGAAATCAACAATCTCTTTTTTTGGAACATCAGTGGCTGACCATGCTTCTTCTTCGGTATAGATTTTATCTACACACGAAGCAATCAAATCAAAAGATTGATCTAATGAAGAATCCTCAGAAAAATCGAAGTTGTTCTTAATGAACTGATCCAAAGAAGGATACTTCATTTCCATGTAGATACTATCATCTACTTGAATTTTTGTTGAGTGATTTTCATTTTTTGTGACTTTGATATCATCAATATTAATCTTGACGGGGACAGAAGTTTCTCCGTCATCAGGACAGATTAGATTAACTTCAATTTCTTCCCCAACAGATTTTCCGCGAATATTAAGGAAGAGATATTCAATATCAAAGGTGGGTAAATTTTCTACCTTAACACCTTTTGTTTGAATGCAAGACTTAATAACTGTCTTAATAGCATTTGTAATTTGTTTAGTATCTTCTGTTTCAAGTGCTAGGACGAGAACTTTTTCTTCTTTGACTAGAAACGGTCTGAAATAAACTGATTGTCCAGTTGATGGTAATTCCAACTCATATGTTGGCGTAGAAATCTTTGGTAAAGGCATAATATCCTATAATGTGTTTCAGTGTGATTATTTATTAGGTAAGTTAGAGACCAGAGGTGCCATATGTTGGACTAGCAGTGCTACCAAATCGTCCAGGAGAAGATATAAAAGTTAAATCTCCAAGAGGTCTTCCCGCAGGTCTAAGAGGACCTGGACCAGATCCAGGACGACCAGTTGGACCAGGAACAGTATATGTTCCCAAGGCTGCTCTTGATCTTAAACCACTCAAGTAAGAGGAGTCTGATGATATGCGACCCTCTACACGATCACCAAATGCTTTTTGTGCGGGAGTTAAAATATCTCTACGGCTACGTCCCCAAGTCATATACCATATTGCCCAATCATCACGTAGTTCATCAGTAGGTCCTGGTTCCGTCTCAGCTGGTGGAGCTGGTGTATCTGGGGGTTCAGGATTTATTGGAGAAGCATAATGTCTTGTATAAGTAAAAGTCACCGTGCATTTTAATAGTTGCGATGCTTCATATGATACTGGCATCGCTGAAATAGAAATTGGGTAAGCTCTCAAAAAGTTGTATTGAATGCCACCAGATTCTTGATAATCTCTCTCAAACTTCTGAATGACTAGTTCGCCAGTCGAATAGTTATCATAATAGTGAACTCTACTATATGATTTTCTAGCATCATTAATATAAGGGTAATCATCTACACTTTCCCTATCCTTGCCTCGTTGACCTTCAACTTTTTCATTTACAATGTAACGCATCCAGTTTTCAAAAAAAGCAATCAAGTAATGCTGAGCGTCAACTATAAAAGTAAAGTCAACTCCTGATCCATAATCTCTTCTATATGCTATTCTTTGAGTTATACCATGAAAATCATTACTTTGTTCGTGGGTCATTAAACTTGAACCAGGTAATGATGCATCCATACAGGCAATAGAAATAATCTGGGTCATGGAGTCATAACCAGGAGATCCGTATCCAAGACTCCCACTCTCTGCCATCCAGTCTATGACTTCAGTAGGCGCGTAAAAACGACAGTAAAAATGTGAAGTAAGTGCGGGATTTAACAGTTGAGATTTAATTGAATCGACCGATCTTTTTGCTGGAAAGGATGGCATCTGATAAATAATTTTTACCTTATATATTATGTATGGCAGAAAGTCTTAAAAGTAAATACAAACCATCTTTCCCACAAAAATATAAAGGAAACCCAAATAATATTATTTGTAGGAGCAGTTGGGAAAGAAGATTCTGTCATTGGTGTGACTTGAATGAAAATATTTTAGAGTGGGGTAGTGAAGAGTTTTTTATCCCTTACCTATCACCAGTAGACAATCGTGTTCATAGATACTTTCCTGACTTTATTATTAAAGTAAAGGAGAGCACTGGAAAGATTAAAACATATGTCATCGAAGTAAAACCACAAAGACAAACTGTTCCTCCAAAACAAAAGTCAAGAATTACAAAATCATTTTTATATGAAGCACAAACCTATGCAGTGAATCAAGCAAAGTGGAAAGCAGCTCATGAGTGGTGTGCAGATAGATTACTAGAATTTAAAGTCATTACAGAAAAAGAATTAGGGATTGACTAATGGAAGAAGAAGAGGAAAGTCCCAGTTGGTTAACGAAACAAGGTTTTGATGAAGAACCTGAAAAACGAGAAGAGGGATCTTCTAGAACAGCATTAATTCAAAGGTCAATAAAAGGTCTTACCGATTCAGAGGATATTATGATTGAACTAATGGATGTTCTCAAAGAAACTGAGATTGTTCCTGATGTTGGAAACTATTACACATATATTTTTAATGCAAAAACTCCTAATATTCGGTATGATCAGCACCCACTGGTTGCTGTATTAGAAATATTTCGATGGGGATTTCGTGGTCTTAACTTTCATTGGCAAGATGTTAACCCAAGTAAATGCATAAGAAACTATACTTGGAGTGAAATACCAGGAAGATTACATATCATTTATAAGGATGAAATTGAATATCTAAAAAGTATAAACTATGCCAAATTCTTAATAAATAAATAAAAAAACTAAGGAAATGCCTCGTAACTTTTTTGATACAGTAGGATCATTCGTTGTTCCTGGAAGCACAGCCAGTAGCTGGACAAAAGTCGGCAGAGATGGTTCTGAGGACATATACTACAATGCTGGAACTGGATCTGGAAGCACCGGAACATTTGTCAGATTCAATCCCACATCAGGTAGTTTTGTGGCTCCTGCTTCTGGAACCCCAGAGAGAGCAAGATTAGAATCCAGATTTAGATCATCGGCAGCAGCCGCTGATTCAAGAGCGTTGGGAAGACCAACAACTCCACGCGCCGGCGCGGGCGGCGCTGGCGCATCATCAATACCAGTTATCCCATTTGGTTCAAGTGGATCTGGCAGCGGCGGAGCAAGTGGATCACCAAGAACACTTGGAACTCCATCAACAGACTTTGGAGCAAGAGGAGCAAAATATTCTTACTATCCCGAAGATTTAGCAACAACAAAACAAGATCGGATAAAATTTGAAATGTTTACAGCCTCAACGAGAAGAGGTGAATTTGGAGGTAGACCTTCTGGTAGTGGATTAGCAGGATTTGGTCCTAGAAGCGGGGGAGAACCTCGGGGAATAGTATTCTTAGGGATACAAGGACAAATATCAGATTCAAACTCAGTTGATTGGAGTGGATCAACAATCAATCCTCTTCAAGCTGCATTAGCGCAATCAGCAATCGCTGCAATGACAACCGAAGAAGGTTTGACTGGACAGGGGGTTGCTGGAATGATGAACAAACTAATGTTTGGTGTAGATGGAGTCTTTACAAAAGCAAAAGACTTTATAAAAAGTGCCAACAACACAAGGAATCTACAAATCCTTCTTGCACAAGAAGCAGTTCAAGCACAAGGTCTTCTATCTAGAATAGGTGGGCAAGTTGCAAACCCAAATCTTGAACTGCTTTTTAATGGTCCTCAACTAAGACCATTTACTTTTAACTTTAGAATGACTCCTAGAAACACGACTGAAGCTAACCGAGTAAAAAAGATTATTCGATTTTTTAAAGAAGGAATGGCAGTACAAACAACAGAAAATGATATTTTCTTAAAGTCGCCAAATACATTTAAGATTCAATTCCAATCAGGAGAATCTGGTAATGCTCATACTTCATTGCCAAGAATTAAAGAATGTGCATTAATCCG